TAGTACTTAGTAAGACGTACCTTGTCTTCGTCATAGCGAGTAAGGTCTTGATCAGGCTCAATGTCGAAGTCTGGAGTAGCTGAAACAATGTCTACTTCACGGTATACACCGCTTTCCTGTAGCATCTCTACTGAGTGAGAAGATACAAACTCATCTACAGCACAACCTAGAGCTGAATCAATATCAGTAGCTACTGGATCAATTAGGAAGTTCTGAGGCATTACAGGCTTTAGCTTGACACAGGTACGGTCACGGACATTGACACCAATAGCTTGTAGTTCTCCACCCATGACAGGCTGAGTAGCTGGAGCCATTTCTTTTTCTTCTTCTAAGACAATCTCAGCAATGCCTGTACCAAATACAGCAGCATTGATTAGACACTCAGCGACACCCTTGCGTACCTTGTTCTTCTTAAAGTCTTCCTCAAGGTGGTTACGCAGCATAACGATGTCTTCTGGACTTTGATCCATGTAGTCATCTTTAATATCAAACCACTTACCACGGCCAAAGGTAGCTTCCTCTAGCTCTGCTACAGATGACTCAACAGCCTGCTGTAGTGCGGGGGAGATAATCTTGGAACGCTCTGACTCACGTACACGATCCTGTGCAGACCATTGTCCACGCCATAGACGGTAGTATTCCTCAAACTTTTGAGAATAGTTAGCCTCGAAGTGATCTCTCCAGCCGTCACACTTTTGTATAACCCAATCTTCTAGGTGTTGTTCGGTAGCAAAACCTTCATTATCTTCTAGCATAGTTAGTAGCCCGCGTATTTATCTAAGTATTCGTAGTCCTCTTCTTCATAGTCAAAAGCATAGGAAACCTTGGCTAACTGGTCTATGTATGCTAATGAGTCTATCAAGTCGTCATGGACTAATGGATTAGGGAACTGGAACAACTCGTCAAGGAACTGACTATTCCACTTGCCTTTGTTTAAACTGATGTTGCCATGTTCAAAGCGTCCTTGCAACGCCCATACAATTCTATCTACTTTCTTCTTGTTACCGTGGGTAAGCTCTTCTACTCTAAAGAAGCGTTGGTTCTGCTTCATCTGATCATTTAGATAGGGATGCACTGCATTCTTTAAGGCCCCTTTCTCGATACCGACCGCAAGTGGCTTATACTTGTCTACCGCTCCGAAGATTTTTCTGGCGGTCTCTTCAACGCCCCATCGCCCATGTATGATGTCAGCAACCCACCAGCCCTCCACGCCCGCTTTAACAACAGATATAGCTGTTTGGTCAAGGCGTTTAGTCTTGGTAGTGACTTTCTGTACGTCTGCAAAGCCTGCCAAATCGACAGCAATGTAGTAATCACCATCTTTTGGCTCTTCTTCGCTAAATTTAACATCTTCTTCTTTAAACAGTTCACTACCGTGAGCCTCAAAGGATGCCATGAACTCCTGACGGAAACTAAAGGCTGACATAGACTTCTCAGCAGCTCTGATCTCATCGGGGTCTAGCAGTGGGTTGTCGAAGCTAGTGAAGTGATAACCAACAAACGTATCGTCCTTCGATATACTAGCGTACTGGTATAAGTCGTAGAAGTGGTTACGGCCCATTGGCGTACCAATGAACATCGCATCACCCTTCTGATCCGCAAGAGCAGGTCTCAGGATTTGCTCCCAGACCTCTGGCTTCATATCGGCATACTCATCCATAACCAAGAACTTAAGACTGACACCACGCATGGTTTCTGGTCTATCGGCTCCCTTTAAAGCTATGGTGGCACCGTTGACAAGCTTAATCTGTAAGTTATTGACATGACTGGAGGCTATCACAGGGTTGCCTAGCTCCAGCAACATATCCCACATGATGTCTCTAGCCTGACCCTGCGTAGGAGCTACATAGAAGACACTACCTTTAGTAGCAGCTAAACCTTCAATGATTAACTTCCACGCAGCTAAGCGAGACTTACCTGTACGTCTACCAGCAGCAATGACCTGAAAGCGCATAGGATCATTCCACACCTTCTGCTGCCACGGTAACAGTGAGACATTTAAGTCAGTCACTCAGTACAACCACATTACAGGTTTAGCATTACCGTTAACACTGCGCATATCAATATGGACGAACACACTGTGTATTCCAATGCCTCCAAATCCCATCTTGATAGCTTCCTCAACCAACG